TACTATTCTGAAATCACTTTGTACGATTGATGCAAACCTTTTGGGTTGGGTTCAAGATCCCGTTGGTTCTGTTCTTGGTATTCTTGAAGGGTTCTTAGAGGGTTTAATTGATAAAGCAACTTTCGTCCTGCAAGGTGTTCAGACTGCAATCGATAGAGTTATTTGTCAGGTTCAGGGTATTCTTGACAGTGTTCTTGGTTTGGTTGATACTGTTAAGACCATTGTTGATGGTGTTGGTCAGGCAAAAGAAATCATTGATGCGTGGCAAGAAGGTAGCGAAATTTTTGAAGCAGGTACTGACCTCATCCAGAAAGGTATCAGCAGCATCAGTGGTTTGATCGCACTCTTCATTAAGTTTATTGGTAGTGGTTGTAATCGTTCTGCTGATGGTGGTAAAGATACTGTAGGTTGGTATCCTTTGTTTGGTGTTACACATTGTACCGAAGAAGAATTAGAACAGATTAATAAGATCCGAGGAGATTCTAGAGGAGAGTGTGGTGGTGACAGCAGACCTGGTGGTTTGTTGGATAACATCTTGAATGAAGCAGATCCATATTTAACATCTGTAAAAACTTTCTTAGATGGTGCATATGAGTTGCATGTTGGTACTCCTGGTCGTAGAGCAACAGTAAAGAAAAGTGCCAGTGGAAAAACAGAAACATCTGTCAAAGTAAACCAAGCGGAAAAAGCGGAGCATGATGCGAGAAAGAGGATTGCTGAAGAAAAACCAGATCTTTCTCCAGAAGAACAGGAAAAATTAGTACAGGATGCTGTAAAAAAATCTAACAGCGGTAAAGGTGATGATGGTAACTTAATTGCTGATCATACCACTTATGCGGGCACTTATACCGAAGAAACACATGGTGACAACTGTTCTATGGTGGATGGTGATTGTGTAAGAAATATTGAGGGTGATTATTTCCTGAAGATTACTGGTGACTGTCACATTGAAGTTGGTGGTGGTTTCTTCTTAGGTGCTGAAGGTGCTCCTAAAGTTGTTGATAAGAAAGGTGAGAAGAAGAATAGTAAAGTGCAGAAGCACACTATTCGTTTTGGTTCTGACGTTGATGTAAATACAGTTGGTGCCAAGTTTGAATTGCAGGGTGCTGAAGCAAATATTGCATCTACATCTACTAAAGTTACTGGTAGTATGTTTGAAAACTCAGCATCACAACAGAGTAGAAGTGCTGCTGAACAGATCTTCAGTGGGGATAACTCTATTGAAATTGTTACACCTCACTTGGTTGAGATGATCAATAGTCCACCATCACCTATTCCCAAGGCGATGACTGGTATTCGTAGATTTGTTGGTGGATCTGTTGAAACAGTTATGACACCTGCTTCATCTGGTGCGGATGCTATTCCTAGATACACTATTGCTAACCCACTTGGTCCTTATACATTGAATTGTGGCGCAACAGGATATACTGGTACTGTTAATACAGGTGCATTTAACGTTAATGTTCTTGCAGGATTTATCTCCATGAACGCCACCAAGGCAGTTGATATCAAGGCAGGTCTTGGTATGGTCCTGAATGCTGGGTTGACAGTGATCGTTACAGGCAAAGCAATTTATCTGAACTGACTTGACAGCAGTCCTGTCACCTGCTATACTACATAGGTAGTGACAAGGACACAATGCCAGACACAGAACTCGCTCACGTCTTCGTGAACTTCTCTAAGCGATCGATGCAAATCGTTGATGAAGAGGGATATGACAAGACTGTGACTTGGAAGATGGACATGGAAGGAGCAGCAGGATTTTCTGAAACTGTTTCTGAACTTGGCACAATTCTCGACCCTGATATGGTTACTTACTGTTTCGCAGAACTATGATTGGACCCATTGGTATTACTCTCCGTCAAGCAGAAGATCACTTTGACTTCATCATGGATCTGACAGAATCTCAACGAGTTTGCTGGAAGATCACCCGACCTGATGGAAAATCTGCTATGATGGTTCCTGTCAACGAAATTCCTCCTATCCCTGAAGAAATTCAGAGCGAAGTGGAAGATTTTCGTAAAAAGTTTTTAGAAAATGTTGGTGTAACTGATGAGACCTGAAACACGAAAGTCAATGGAAATGCTTTTTCATGCTAAATGGAACTTGCCAAAAGCAGCGAAAAATGCTAACCTAACTGACAAAGAGATGAAAATCACATTCAATGAGTATTGTGCTTTTCATCCCCCAACTTATCATGGGAGTGTGGCGGAATCGGTAGACGCACCAGACTTAAAATCTGTTGAGAATTAATCTCGTGGGGGTTCAAGTCCCCCCACTCCTATTGATGAATTATGATCCAGAACGTTTTTCCACACACATTCTATTCAATCTTTCAAGCACCCAATAAAAATGAATTGAATGCTGCTATCGACAAATATGGTGAAGAGCATATTGATAACAGCGAATTCGATTGGGGCAAAGAATGTATAATTGATAGAATTCCTCTTCATTGGAGCGACTGGATTGATTTACTAATGCCTAGTCTAGATTTACTTGGACAAGACTTTGGTAAAAAATTTAAATTCGTCATGCTTGATCCTTGGATAAATTATTACAAACGAGGATCATATCAAGAAGTGCATGATCACGCATTACAAGATTTGGCATGTGTGTATTTTGCAAACAATGGCAAAGATTTTTCTCAGTTTATTTTTACTGATAGATATTCTATGTCATTACAACACCCAGTAAAGCAATTGATCGGGTATCAAAATTTGCATGGTATTAACTATAATGCTGGTGATATCATCTTTTTTCCTGGTCATGCTTTACACCAAGTTACTCCACACAATAGTGATGTAATTAGGAAAACCTTCGCTTGTAATATTATGATCGAAGAAGTCTCGGGATGACTATAAAAGCGCACTGGTCGGGAGTTCCCTTTCGGATATAGTCTAAGAATAATGGCACATGATTTTTCGCATTGGACTCATGGTGGACTTCCTCGTAAGTCTGTCAATATTCTTAGACTTATTTCTGAATTAGAAGGGTCTTACCAACTCACTAAATATATGGCATTTGACGAAGATTGTGCTATACTGGATGCTATGAAACAGAGGTATTATAAACTCTATTTCAAACTATCCAAAGAAGAACGCCAAACTAGCTCAGCTGGATAGAGCAACGGTTTTGTAAACCGTAGGTCAACGGTTCAAGTCCGTTGTTTGGCTCTCGGGGAATTAGCTCAGTTGGTAGAGCGCCTGCTTTGCAAGCAGGATGTCAGCGGTTCGAGTCCGCTATTCTCCATGGAGGGAGTACAAAAGATCTGTACTTAGAAACAGCGCCCTCCTTCAATCCTCTTTAGCTCAGCGGTAGAGCGGTTGACTGTTAATCAATTGGTCCCTGGTTCGATCCCAGGAAGGGGAGTTATGTCATTTTCAACCAAATTACTCTACAAAGTTCCGAGTAGACTTCCTGATGAATTAATTTCATCAATGATTTCGTATGTAGAAACACTTCATTATCAAGAAGGATCAGCACTTGGTGATCCTGATAGAGTTGCTCGCAAATCTACAGTTTCATGGATTCCTTGGGATGAATGGATACCTGGTATCATCTACAATATGATGCACGCTGCAAATAAGGAATACTTTAATTATGATTTAGATTATTTTAATACTAAAATACAGTCTACCATTTATAATGGTAATTCATCTGATCATTATACTTGGCACGTTGATAATGATGACAACAGCGTCAATCAAACAACTGGTCATGAAAGAAAACTTTCTTGCTCATTACTTCTCACAGATGCATCTGAATATGAAGGTGGAGAACTTCAATTTCATTATGAGAGAACATTCTTTAAGTCTGTGAGACCATTAAAGGGAGAGTGTTATATTTTTCCTGCTTGGGTTCCTCATCGTGTTAGACCTGTGAGATCTGGTAAAAGAGTATCTATTGTTGCTTGGATGGCAGGTCCACCCTTCAAATAAATACAAAAAACTAGGAGGAGAATGGGAATTTACGATACTATTTTCTCAACATTTGATCTTGGTCCTGGGTTCTGGAATAGAGAACTTAGAACAAAAGATCTCAATGGTTATATGTCATATAACTGGATCGATCCTAAAGGTAATCTATGGACTATAGATCATTCAGGAACTTATGACTTCGATGATCGTGGAAAATTCAAGGTCGTAAAGAATATAAATCATGGTAAAGTTACTCCATATCTCTTAACAAAACAACTCGAATTATATCCTGCACACTGGACAGCGCATTATGCACCAACTCCAAGTGCAATGGTGACATTTGTTGAGGGGCATGTTGAACAAGTATTATTCTCTTCTAATAGATAATGGCATTCTTAGTACATCCACTTCCACCTAATCCAGTATGGGTTAAAAAAGAATATCTTTATGATCATCAAAAAGGACATGGTGAACTTACACCTGGTATTTGGATTTCTGTAAAGAGTGTTCAGACAAAAGCATTATATTTTGAGACACTTCTCACTGAGTATGGTGCTTTGTTTGATAAATTGCCATTAAGCGCATTCGTATGGAAAAAGGATTTTGATCCTGAAGATCAACTACCATTAGACGTACTTGAACTTTGGGATTGTTTCGACTATAATATCACTGTAGTTCGGAAACCTATCCTGGGACGTTGCGAGTTTTTTGGTAAAGACAAAAAAATGCACGCGGGGGAATATGAATTTACAATTGACTCTGCTCACCCAGATCAGTCTATTATTGATACTAATTTTTCTGAGTTGGACCCCGAACATAAATCGTTCAACGTCATCGCACTCGATAATGGACAGTTCGCTGCCCAACCAAATAATCGAGTAATTTGGAGAGATAATTCTCTAATCCCAGGAAACCTTAATCAACCAGATTTCAAAGTTTGTACACAGAATTATGCCGTTGAAACAGAACCAAAGTGGTGGACAGTTGGACACACAGACGAGTGGCAATACAAAACCGAAGACGGCGCTTGAGCGGTCTTTTGGTGGCACTGTAGAGAAGAATATCCCTGAAGATGCTGAGTGGATTGATGATGTTTTTTACATCAAAAAGACACGGTTTGGTCTTTACACATCTATCTTAAAAGAACCCCTTGGTCAACATTTTATCACTGGTGCTTCATATGAAGCAGTGCTAACTATGTCTCGCTGGCACCTTAAATGTCTGCAAGATGGTACACTCGATGATTATACTCGTGTCGTGAATAGCGGCGTTGTTGGAGGAAAACTATGACTAAAAAGACTATGACTATTGGAAGCGATACTTGGGAGTGGGAAGAAACTCCTGAGGCAAAAGAAGCAATCGCAAAGTTGCATCGAAATGCAACAGAACGTCTTCATGCTGATATTCGCAAAGCAGAAGCAGAGGCATCAGATTATGGCGTTGGAAAATGATCAATCGGTGCCTGAAGAGTTGCGTGAAGAATGGGCAAGTTATCTTGCAACATGTGCTTCTTTAGATGTTACTCCTGATAAAAGAAGATTTCTAAGATACAATGAACTTTATCCTTTAGAAAACAGTGAACGTACATAGTTATAATGAACCTTTTCCATACTTGATCGTCGAAGACGTATTTGATGACTTGGATAGCATTTGGTCGGAAATTGAATACTACTGCAAGAGTTATGATTACTTCTTTTTAGATCCTGCAAAAACTGGGTCGGCAACAGTAAAGGGTGAAATTGTTAAACAAAATTCTGGTAATTGGTTAACAAGTATATGGAAAAATCCAGAACTTTCTACTATTTGCAGAAGTAGTAACTCAATGTTAGAAACTTTTCCTAGTCAATGTCCTGGGAATAAATTTTTCGATGGGTTTCATTGTAATAGAATGACTGTGCTGTTGTCTCATTATAAAAATGGGGATCATTATAAGGCGCACAGGGATGTTGGTCTTGTTACTGGATGTCTCTGGTTGTATAAAGAACCTAAAAAGTTTACTGGAGGTGATTTTTCTTTCAGTGATTATGATGTTACCATCCCATGCGTGAATAATTCCATGGTTATCTTTCCAAGTTCTTTTAGGCATGAAGTATCACCAGTTGAAATGACTAGTGATAATCATTTGGATGGTAGATTTACGGTTTCCTATTTTATGAACCATGCCTCATAATCTTGTTGTATAAATAGACCTGTAGCAAATAGTGTGATTATCTGTGGGAACCCGTAAAATTTCTCAACTAGAGACAATCTCAGATGCTAATCTGTCGGGAGAAGCAATTCTCCCTGTCGTTGTATCTGACCCTCTGATCCCTAACCGTAAGGCAAAGGTCAACCAGTTGTTCAAAGGTGTCGCTCAAGGCACAAAAACAAATCCTGGATTATCCTTTGACCTTGACCGAGATTCGGGACTATATCAAAATGCGTATGATCAAATCGGCATTGCCTTCGGTGATGGTGGTTTGTATATGAGCAGAATTGACAACGGTAATAGTAGCACCTCGCTATACATTACTGCTGTTGATGATGTTGCAGATAACGCTGATGTTGTTCTTGCTCCAAAGGGCACAGGTGCTGTGAAGGTTACGGGTAACTTTGTTATCTCAGACCAAACTTTTATTCTGGAAGATGCACAGGGACCTAAAGCAAGATTTGAAGTTTCTAATATTGGTACTGGTACTAATACTCGTATCTTCACCCTTCCCGCTATTACCTCTGGTAACGGAACTACCGTTGTTGGTGATAATACTACTCAGACATTAACTAACAAAACTATTCTTATTGATGAGGATAACTTTGTTATTGTTGATGGTGATGAAGAAGCAATCTTCCAGATTAACTGGGTAGATACTAGCGATGCTCGTCGTTCTTACTTCTTACCTGATGCGGGTACAGTAACTACTACTGCTGAACCTACTGCTACATCTTCCACCCTTCTCGACACTAAAGCAGAACAAACATCTCTGAATAAGACGATGGTTGATCTGAAACTCGCTGCCGACGCTGAAACTGATACTAACTGGGCACAGTTCAACACAGACATTCTTACGGCAAACAGAACAATTACCATGCCCGATACCAACATTACGTTGGTTGGTACTGATGCTACTCAAACACTACAGAATAAATCTATTGAGACTTTAATTCTGCAGGATCCTGCTGATACTAGTAAAAAGATTACATTTAGTGTTGCTAACCAAAATACACTATCAAACCAAATATTTCAGTTCGCACCAACTAATGACCTAAATACGGGTAGTAGTAACAACACAATTGTTACTGAAGATGCAGAGCAGGATCTGAAGAACAAATCCATTTTTGTTCCTCAAATCAAAAGAGAGGGAACTTCTGGAGGAGTAACACTTCAGGTTGATAATATTACTGAAAACAGGACAATCAGATTTCCTGATGCTGATGCAACTCTTCTCTCCACCGAAAACGTAACCCTGGATGATGTTAACTTTGGCGGTGGTATTGGTGCAAACAACTTAACGGGACAAACCCGTCTTCAACAATTCTTTTACGCAGGATTCTAATTAACAATGGCAGACCAAGGACTTTTAGGACAAGCAAAACCTGCAGCGACCACTAATACAGTCCTGTATAGTGCTCCTGTAAATGAATCTGCTTCGGCAGTATTAACCATCGCCAACGATGGTACTGGTGCAGCATATGATGTTGGCATCAAAGATTATGATCAAAAGTTGACACTGGATGCGTCAACTTATAAGTTGCATAAAGGTGATATAATTAGTAACTATAGAGTTACAGTTGGAACCGCAATTACAACCGCCAATGCAATTACTCCTGGCACACTCTTAACATCATCTGATGGAGAGAAGACTTTTAGATTTGAATCTAATTACGTTCCTGCAACTACTAGTGTTTTTGTAAAGGATGTCTCGATTAGAATTATCTCTATCGAATCTGTTAGTGGCACTTTTGCTGTTGGTGATACTGTAACTAAAGGCACTTCACCCAACCAAACATCCGCAGTTGTATATGAAGTTGCTGAAGGGCAAATTTATATTGGACCTTCAACAGCAAGTGGAACTAACGCACTTCCTGCAGATGAATTTGCTGCTGGTGATAGTGTTACTAACGGTACGGCAACTGCAACAATTTCTACTGGTGGTATTGGTACTGCTGAAGAAGAATTTGTTTTCTCTACTACCACTGCTGGTGGTACATACGACCTTGCATTAAACGGAGGTCTCACACTTTTCGGTGACAGAACATATCGTTTTGATGTTTCTGATTCTTCGATGTCTGGTAGAGACTTCAGTCTTTCTGAAGTTGTTAACGGTGAGTGGGGTCCTGATAATACTGCTGGTAACTCTGACGACGGTACAGAATTTACTACTGGTAGAACTGCTAGTGGAACTGCTGGTTCTAGTAATGCATATGTTCAATATGATTTCGGTAGTTACGATACTACTCCATCAACACTTTACTTCTATGATGGTGGCACAGGAACTGCTAGTAATGCAAATTATGGTGGTTCTGATCGTAGCATTCAGATTAGTGACACCTATGAGTATACCGAGTTTTACATCTATGACAAGGATGGTACTTGGGTAAATAACACCGACACTTTTGAAGAAGGTGGTGTTACTTACACTGTAACCGCTCAAACTGCTGGTCCTTTCGGTTATGTTCGTGACTACAGTGGAACAACCCTGACAGTTGTAAAAGGTGTTGGATCTGCTGATTTTGCAGGATCTGATACTTTCCAAGATGTTCCTAAGCAAAGTGACGGCACGAGAACTCTTGCTACTGTAAGTAGTGTTGATGTTGCAACAACTGCTCTTGAAGGTGCAAACTATCTGACTAAAGATAAAACAAATGCCGCTAACAATGTTGACCGTTTGACTTCTCTTGTTATCGGTCCTGGTGAAAGATTGATTGTAGAAAGTGCAACTCAGAATAATGTGTTTAGTCTGATTGGTTTCCAAGATGCTTCTACAGCATTCCCAACCAGAGTATACGGTTGATCATCCCCATAAATAACAATAAAAGCAGCGTAAGAAATGTCCCTTACTAGACTTAAGAATATTATTACGTCCCGCACGGGACGCATTATTTACGTCAACCCTGACGACTTCGATGCCTCTGATGCTATTGACAATAGAGGCAACTCTGCACTGAGACCCTTTAAGTCTATTCAGAGAGCATTTCTTGAAGTTGCTAGATTTTCGTATCGAGTAGGTCTGTCAAACGACGAATTTGACGCCTTCTCGATCATGCTGTATCCAGCAGAATATATTGTTGATAACAGACCTGGCGACGTTCTTTATACTAACGTTGCTCCTATTGATGAGAACTCAAACCTTGATTTGACATCTCCTAATAATGTTTTGTATAAGTACAATTCAATTGAAGGAGGCATCATTGTTCCCAGAGGTTGTTCGCTGGTTGGCACCGATCTTCGTCGTACCAAGATTATTCCTAAGTACGTTCCATATCCTACGGTGTATGCTGCTAAGGGTATCAATACAGAGGCTCAAGTACCTCCCCGCACCGCAGTCTTCAAAGTTACTGGTGGAACATACTTCTGGCAGTTCTCCTTCTTCGATGGTGCTGAGGAAGGTGTATACTTCAAACCTGATAGCACCGAGACTCTTTCTCCCAAGTTCTCGCACCACAGACTGACTTGCTTTGAGTTTGCTGATGGTGTAAACTCTCTGTCCACACTTATTTCAAACGGTACTGTTCCTAACGCAGATTATTCTGCTGTTAATAACATTCTGGAAAGAACAGATCTTGAGATCTACTATCAGAAAGTATCGAAAGCATTTGCTACAATTCCTGATACATCTGGTGATCCTGCTGCAGACCAAATTCAGGCAAGGGTAGAAGAAAATCGTATCGTTGGTCCTATTTCTGATGAATACAGAGTCCTTCAGATCACAAGAAATGGTCAGACAGCAACGGCAGTCACTGTTGACGAGTTTGATAACCCCAGAGACCATGGATTTTCCGTTGGCGTTAACATTAACGTTAGTGGTGTTACTGGATCAACTGGACCGCAATCCGAACTTGATGCATCAGTTTATAACGGATCTTTCACAGTCACATCCGCATCTGGCAACGTCTTTACTTACCAAATGCAATCCGAACCAACAGGAAATGCTGTAGGTTCTAATATCACTGTTAAGACTGAGATTGATACTGTTGACTCTGCATCTCCTTATGCGTTTAACTTGTCCTTGAGAAGTGTCTGGGGCATGAATGGTATGCACGCAGATGGTAGCAAAGCAACAGGTTTCAAATCGATGGTTGTTGCACAGTTTACTGGTCTGTCTCTGCAGAAAGATGATAGAGCATTTGTGAGATATAATGCTTCTACTGGTAACTATGATGTAGCAACTGCTGGTGATGGTGCTCACCTGGATGGTTTTGCTGAGTATCGTAAGGGTTGGGGACATGAACACATTAAGTGTAGTAATGACTCCTTCATTCAGGCAGTTTCAGTGTTCGCGGTTGGATATGCAGGTCACTTCATTGCATTGAGCGGTGGTGACATGTCAATTACTAACAGTAACTCAAACTTTGGTAACACTGCTCTGAGATCTGCTGGTTTCAAAGCAAAAGCATTCTCGAAAGATAAAGCGGGCGCATTAACTCACATCATTCCACCTAAATCTCTTTCTGTTATTTCAACAACTGCAACGGGATCTAACGGTGCATCTGCTATCACCTTAACTAACGATGGTTCTATTAACGGTGTCATTGAAGGTATGACAGTTAGTGGTGACGGTATTGGTTCTGGTGCAACTGTTGGTTCTGTTAATACTAACACTAGAGTTGTTACGTTGACTGCATCGAATACATCTGCAGTTAATGGTAATGTTATTTTTGGTGAGCAAACATCTGTCAACTGGGTAAACATTGACATTCAGAGAACAAAAACAATTAACTCTGCACTTGCAGGACAAGGAGGAACACCTGGAACGAGACTCTATCTCTATGGATACACGGTTGAGGCATCACCTCCAACAACTAAAGTCCAAGGTTACACCGTTGGTGCGCGTCAAGATGGCACAGGTGTTAACGCTGTACCAGACAAACTCAACTGCTTGTTAGTTGCAAACGGAGCAACTGAAGCAACAACACAGACAGCAAAGATTTCTCCTTACGGTCCTTCTGTTTCTGGTAAAGCAGCGGGTGCAACAGGATCTCCCATTCAATATGACAGCAGTACATACACCATTGGTGGTGTTGCTGGTCAGGTTGGTGGATGGTATCTTTCTGTAGATTCTGTTGACAATGAAATCTATACAACATTATCTACTAATACACAATATAATACAGTTAACTTTACACCTACAACGTTCATTAAGAGGATTGCTGACGGTAGAGACCTGCAAGACAGAACCTATCGTGTACGTTATGTAATTGATAAAGATAAGACTAATCCTCTGCCTCGTGATCCTATCAGTGGTTATGTAATGCAACCTCTGAATACGGACACAACATCTTATAAGTTAAACAAAACCTTCTATATCTACGATATTGAAGTTGTACAAGAGTTTGAGAGAGGTGTTAACGATGGAATCTACTATCTTACCTTGCTTTGTGCATCTATTGCACCTTCAACTTCTAACTTCAACGACAGGAAGTTCAGTCAAAATGTCAACGAAGTCTATCCTACGTTTGACAGAGACAACCCTGTTGCTGACCCTGACGCTGCTGTATCCGTCGCTGACAATGAAACTATCGGTCTCGTAAATGCTACCGATGGTGCTACACCTACCCCAGCAAAAGATCCTAAGCGTTCTATCACTAAAGAGGCAGTAGAATTCCTCTTAACTGACACTGGTTGGACCCAACCTGGTACTACACCAAACTACGATTCTGTTAACGAGCGTCTTTCTAACGTCGAACTTACTGCACGTTCTGGTGAAGAAGAGACTAGAAAGATTAACATCAGACAGAATAATGATGGATCGGTTGCACCAATTAACGTTGAGTTTAGAAGACACTCTATCTTACGTTCTGGTAACCATACGTTTGAATATCTTGGTTTCGGTCCTGGTAACTACTCAACTGCATTCCCTCAGACACAAGTAGAGACATTATCTGCGGATCAGATTAAGTTCTCTCAGTCTATTAAAGAGGAAGCAGGTGTTGCTTTCTATTCTGGTCTTAACTCTAATGGTGATCTGTTTATTGGTAACCAGGTTATTAACCCTGTTACTGGTCAGATTACAAATGAGGATATCGCACAGTTGAATGTTGTTGGTGAAGAAAACACTACCATTCAAACATTCTCCGAACTGGTTCTTACTGACAAACTCACTGTTATCGGTGGTGCGTCTAACCAGTTGGAATCTATCTTCGCTGGTCCTGTCACTTTCCAAGGACAAACATCTTTCACAAATAATATTACTGCGAAGAAGATCACATATAATAATCAAGATGGCACGGTAATCAAGCAAACTTTACTCGCACCCGCCGATGCTAATGGACAACCCAGTTTTGCTAATATCACAGGATACGATACACCTGGTGATGGTGATCTTGTTTACAATATCAATTGGACACCTGGCAAGTCGCTTGGTTGGATTTATTACAATGGAGCGTGGAAAGAGTTTGGTCTCACGGATACTGGTGACATTAATATCGACACTTTCAATAACGAGCAACATATTGGTATTGGTACTGCTGCTGTATCTGGTTTCCGCGTTGGCATCGACGGAAACGCCAAAGTAGATGGTGACTTAGTTGTCACTGGTAGAGGTGGTGTTGGTGCTGACAAGTATATCACCAAATCTTACACTGGTGATGGATCAACTCTGACATTTGCTGTTTCTACTTACAGTGGTGGTATTCAGCATAGTGATGATTCACTGCTGGTATTCTTGAATGGTGTTGCACAAATCGCTGGTACAAATTACACAGTTGATTCTAATGGTGCAAACGTTGTGTTTAGTTCTGGTGATGCACCTTTGGCATCTGATACAGTTCATATTTTAGAACTGCCTATCTAAATAATAAGGAGGGATAGTAAAAACCAATGGCAATTTCAAGAATTAGTGGTAATCAGATTGCCACAAGTACAGAAGCAATCTTAACTACACTTACGTTTCTAAATCAAACTAGCGTATTTAGATTGCCCTCTGGTACAGCAGCAAATAGACCTACTGGTGTATCTGCGGGTACGTTGCGTTTTAATACCGATACAGATTCTGCTGAAATCTATAAAGCAGATGCTGGTGATGGTAACCCTGGATGGGCAGCAGTTTCTGGTGGCGGTCCTTCTTTAGGTGAGGATAGTATTGTTAGAACTAATCCAAATACTATCAGTGAAAATATTACAATCGGCGCAACTGCTGGTGATGAATTTGCTAATGGTATGAGTGCTGGTCCTATCACTATTGCAAACGGTTATACAGTCACTGTTGAAGCATCTGGTTCCTGGAGTGTAATCTGATGCCAGAACTTAATGTTGCTACTGTTAGAGGATTATCTCCTGGGTTTCAAGTAACTCTTGATGAGAATAGTACTTTGGAAATGGCGAGTGACCTCAGAATTAGTGGTCAAAGTTATATTCCCCTTCCTTCTAAGACAACTGCAAATAGACCCACCAATGCAGTTGCTGGGAGTTTGATATATAACACTACCAAGTCTAGAATGGAAATCTGGAACGGTAGTGCCTGGGTGCAAATATAACCTAAATACAAGAAACTAGGTAGACATATAATGAGTAGGGTTACTACTTACAAATTAAAGGGTATTGCCACAACTCTTGATCAGGTTACAATACCTGCTGGTCATACTTTTAGAGTGAATGGTATTCTCAACAACTCTAAAAGTACTAGTGCAATTCAATTACCTTCTGGCACTACTGCTCAGCGTCCTGGTAGTCCTCAGACTGGGTATTTAAGATATAATACCGACAATAATATCGTAGAAATATACACTGGTACTGCATGGGTTGATTATAACTTTGCGGGTGAAGCAGGTAGTGGTGGTGGTGGCACAACTGTTGCGACTAGAGACGAATATCTAGTTTATGTAATGGATAATACTGGTGATGTTAGATCTCCCAATTTTGTACCTTTTGGTACAGTTAAAGAATCTGATCAAAGTGTAACTGCAACACTGTATAGTGATGTTGATGCTAATAGTGATTGGACTGTAGCAAGATTTACTAGTAATATCAGACCCTATAATCAGTGGAGAGTTGCTAGAACAGATCCTAATTTGCCTGATGTATTGTCATCTCTATTGAATAATTATGCTCAGTGGGGATCTGGTAATAATGCAACTCAGAGTGTTACTATTCTTCCTGGATCTTCTGGTTTTGTAAATCAAACCATGAACTTCCA